TGCAAGCTTTGCATTGGCTATAGAACCTGCCAGCATAGCATTACTAACCGTGCTCCAAGAGATGTCTGTTCCATCAGACTGTAGTACGGTATTAGCACTTCCTTTTGTAAGCTCAGCGGTTGCTGCGGAATTATTGCCGTATAAAATACTACCTCGTGCTAGGTCTGCTATTTGAGTGAAAGCTATAGTATTAGCGCTTATCTGACCTGCTATTGTATCAGCGGTAATACTACCGCCAAGACTCGTATCAGTTCCAGCAATCGTAATACCGTCGTTGGCAAGCTTGGCATTAGCTATACTTCCGGCCAACTGAGCGTTTGTGATTGTGCCGCTAAGACTTGAAGTTGGATAATTGGTCGCGTCAGAAAGGTTAAATGCGGGAGTCGCATCAGAGGCACCCAACGCAACGGTAATACCGCCAAAGCTAACGGAATCAGATGCTAGCTTTGCGATAGGTATTTCGTCATCATCAATGACAAAATTGCCAAAATCTAGGTAGTAACTTCCCTCTTGATCATCTAGCTTATCTGCGTTAAGGTTAGTGACTTTGGTAGTAGAACTAACTGTAATTGGAGCAGTCCCAGTTGAAACATCAGAAACGAGGGTTTCAGCTGTAAAACTAAAACTCCCGATATCTATATTAGACCCAACATGTACAGATTTATCAGCGGGATAAACACAGTAGATGGTATGTGTCCCGCCGCTAAATGTCTGCGTGCTTGTATTACCGGCTTGATTAGAGAGAACAGTAGTTCTTGCGATCTCTGATGAATCAGCGTTAAGTGTGCCTAATCCAACCTCCCATTTAGTACCATCAGCATCCTCTACTGCATAATAGGTAGTGTTGCTGTTTCCTACAGTAGAAAACGCAACATACCCACTAACAGCACCAGCAAATGTGAAGTTACCATTTGTTCCAGTACAGGTTTCTTTTACTCTGTCTTTGACTACGAGCGCCATTGCCTCTGCTCCTTATAAAAAATTAAGCAAAGGTAATGTCTAAATCACCTGCTGAAATAACAAATTGATCGCCGTTCTCTACAAACTTAGTAGCTGATAGCTGCCCATACAAAAGAACGTTTCCGCCGGAGGATGCGTCTGCAACAAACAGTCCTGACACATGACCCCATTCGTTTGATGCTGCAGCAAAAGTTACTGCCTGCTCATTATCGGTGAGTCCATTAGTAGAGCCTGCACTCCAATATGCATCGCCTTTAATACCAGATGATCTAGCGTAAGAGCCGCCAGAAAGTTCGTGAGTTAGTGTGCCAGCTTCTAGTTGAGCTGCATCATACTTTCCTACCAGACCAACGTAAATATTACTCGGAGCAGAAAAAGATGTGCTCCTCAAGATATGGTCTATAAGCTTATTTTCTAAATAATTTGACATAGCAGTCATATCAAAATACTCCTATTAATTGTAATGTTAGTTGCCAGCCGTCGCTGGTTTTTATTTTATAGTACTATTATTCCAGCTTCAATTTTGTCTACGTTAATGTCATCCACAAACGGTCTGTCATTAATCTCAACTCTTCCGTCAACTTCTTTGTCGTAATTTCTAATATCATCAACGTTTGTACCTAAGTCCCAGTAAGGAACTTGCCATTTTCTTTTTGCTGCTATGACTTCATCACCCGTAATTACAGGATTTTGTCGATCCACAACAGTATGACCAGAGAGCTCTTGGATGATTCCTCCAGCATTGCCTCTGCAATTCATGGTGTAAAAATGCCTTTTTTCCAAAGATGTAAACTTCCAAGATGTATTGTCTTGTTTAAGATTGTCAGACCCTGATTCGATATGATTCCAAATAACATCAAGATCTACAGGTCTAGAACCGCTATACCAAATTTCTGATCCTACTGAGCCAAAGATTCTGTGTCTATTGCTTTTTAGTCTTCTGGCCAAGTAATCTTCTATCCATATAGCTTCACCGTCTAAGTTTGGCGAATTGCTTATTATATCTTCTTCTGAAGTCAAAAGATTTATTCTTCTTGCCGAGGTTGCATTTATTCTTTCAACTCTATAAAGACTCGAAGTTTCCATATATTTCATCAACAATGTATCATTATATCTTAAACCAGATACTGGGTCTAGGTTAAAGTTATCTACACTACAAATAGATTGAGCGTTAGCTAATAATATCCTATCATTAGAAAACGCCTGAACAATGTCGCCATCTTTATATGATTTATCACCATCTGCGCTGTTTACTTTTATCAATAGCTCCATAGTATATGCTCCTTTTGGTTATTCTGGGCTTACTTTTATATACACAAAAACAATAAAAAAACCGCCCTATTATCTCTAACAGGACGGTTCTTATTAAACTTGAGCGTACAAGTATTAGAAGGAGCCAGCGAGAACTCTTCTATTGTCTAGTACACCAAAGCCAATTTCGGCCCAACCGTAGTAACCTTGACGCTGATGTCTGTGAAGAGCTTCGTCTTCATAAACTTCAACTTCTTTCTTCACTGGCATTACGAAGCTGTCGCTAGAGGCTTGATCCAAGCCAACTACCAATTCAACATCGCCAGTAGCGATAGAACCACCAAGATCACTAGTGAAGTAATTCTGGTATTCTTGGTTATCGCCCAACTCAAACAAGTCGTGCAGGTTAACTCCGAAGATTCTTGTCATTGGAGCTGCTCCGTCAGCTGCCACGTAGATTTCACGACGTGAAACTTCGTCAAGCTGATCGACACCCCAGTTGCGGATATCTTCGATGGCTTCTGGAGACAGGTACATGTCAGTCAATCGGCCATTAGCAGTAACGCTGTTACCACCGCCGTTACGACGCATAACTGTCTTCATCAGAGATACCAAACGCTTTGTGAACTGACCAGCAGCTGCGTCGGCATCGTAGACCAAAATATTTCTATCAACAGATGCGGCTAGCAAAGTGTGCCATCCGTCGTCGTTGATTTTCTTAACAAAAGATGCTTCCAAAACTTGCATTGCGCGAGCAATAACGTTCCAGTTAGCTTCACGGGCATACTTCAGCAAGAAGTCAATCGAGCTGGTAATTCCGTAAGTGTTAACCATGACGTAATCGCCTTCGACGCTACGTTCTGGAATACGACCGTGACCCGGATTAGTGTAAGCAATGTGCTCACTTTCTGTTCCCGGTGCAAGAAGGTCGAGTGGAAATTCAGGTGTAGCACCCGGCTCAAGTGGCATAGCTTCATAAATGGAAGTTACGACATCACCGAATAAGACACCTTTACGCAATGGTGTTTCCAAAGCCTTAGCGATTTCACGCTGGGCTTCGATAGCCACTGCTTTATCTGAACTACCGGATTGCTTTAGCAATGCGATGAATTCATCAGAAGGACGTTCTTTCATATTCATTAGATTTATCTCCTTAATAAGGCTTATAGGTTGGTGTTAGGAAGGTCGATGTATACCTTAGCGTAACCATCTTCATCTTCCGTGGACAAAAACCGTCCTACAAGACGAGTCGATCCATCAGTATCATCTTGATCATTCGCCAAGTCTGTGATGGATAGGTTTCCGCTATGAGCCAAGAATGCGGGAGAACCAGCACTAGGTGAAGTTCCCTCGATAGCATTAGTAACAACATAACCCTTACGAAGGATTGTAACTTTGCCACCCTTCTGTACTTCATCTTTATGTTGGTTAATATGTTGACGGGTTAAGTCAAGATTAACCATATCATTAAGCAGAATTCCAACAGGAACTTTACCTGAAGGAATAGCTGCATATGTAACCAAGGCAGCGCCTTGATCCATAGCTGCACCAGAACCAGCGGTACTAACAGAAGCGACACCGCCTCTGGTAGCTACTTCATTCATGAAGAAGCTGATGTCTGTGTCCAGTTCATTTCTATCTGATTTAAGAGCCATTATATATTTCTCCTTGTTAAATTACTTAAGGTTCGCAGTTGATTTAAGAAGAGAACCAAACCACTCGCTTGCGGTAGAACGAAGTTCTTCAGAAGAATCTTCATCGTCAATAGCTTCTGCCATTGCAATGTCTTCATCTTCTACAGCTTCTTCTAATCCCTCTGCTTGGGCTTCAGCTTCCGCTTCATCTACTTCTTCTTCAAGAGGTTCCACTTCAGCTTTCTTCTTCATCATAGCTGGAGCTTCTTCTTCATCCTCTTTTTTATCCTTCTTTGCAAAAGGATTTTCTTTGTCATCTTTCTTTTCCGCCTTCTTCTTCGTCATTGCAGCAACAACAAAGTCGAAAGTTTCTTCATCAAGATTTTCAAATTTAGCAATAGCCTCATCCAGTTCTTCACCTTCAAGACCTGCTTCGGTCAAAGCAGCAACTCTCTTTTCGAGCGCAGCAGCCTTTTCGATTTCAGCAACCTGAGCGATTGCTTCTTCTTTAGCAGCTTCAGAAGCCGCTAGAGCTTCCTCAAGTTCTTTAACTCTTGCTAGAGCTTCTTCTACCTGAGCTTGGACTTCGGCAATAGCCTGATCCTTAGCAGAAATAGTTTCTTCAAACTTTTGCAACTGACTTTCAATCGCTTCTGTTTTCTGAGCTTCCATTTCCTGCTTCATAGTTTCGTTGGCAGTACGAGCCTCAGCTAGTTCAGCTTTGACTTCCTCCAACTGTTTCTGTAAAACATCGGACATTTTAGTCTCCTTTATTGATGAAACAGCAACTAGTTCACTATCATTTTCACTAAAACTTTTACTGTCATTCAAAATGACACTTCGAGGATTAGCAGGTTTAGAAACCAAGCCCTTGCCAGAGAAAGATATATTTCTTAATAATCTACCCACTGTATAACCCTCATACTTCCCTGTTCCTCCGTAAGCGCGAAGATGCTTTGACAAAAACGCCGAAGCTTCCTCTCTTCTTACAATTTTGCTTGCACCCGTTTCATCTTTCAGTGCATAATCAAAATTTGGGAACAGACATTCCATAGATACATACCATCTATCTCCTTCCTCAATCTCTTCTATTATATTATTCATTCTCTCGCGTAGCTCTGGATCGCTCCAAGACTTATATAGAACACCCTGTGTAATTATATTAAAGTCTCTTGGTTCGCCAGCCTCTGCAAAAGAAAGATCGCCATCTAAACTGTTGCCTTCAAAGTCAACAACGTAGTTGGCGGTTATGTGACCAATTATATCTTTTTCGTTGTGCATATAATTGAATTGTTTATCTTCTGGAGTGGAACGTGCTTCCCACATTTCTTGTGCGTCGAAAACATCATCATTTTTATTCCACCCAGTACTAACTAAAACAGAACTTAAATAGTATAAGTCTATCTGCTCTTTATTTTCGGCCTGAGTATCTTCTAGACCCAAAAAATTAAGAGCTAACGCACGGTCTTCTTCGTATTTACCGGCGGCAGTACTTAGTGTATTGGTTTCAGAAATAACAGGAGCGCAATACGCAATCGTGGTATTGTTTTCAATCAATTCCTGAAGACCATCTTGTATTTCTTGTGCATATGCTTTCATATAAAGTCTCCTTACATGATAATACACAAAAAAAGATTTTTCTGTCTAATTTTGCCTAAAAGCTAGGAGAACGACGCAAAGGTGGAGGCGTAGATATATCTCATTTCGTCGATGCTTGGTTTTCTATCTTGAGTCTCAGAAAACTTATTGACCGCACTATCCACTTCAAGACTGAAAGATTCCGATGGCCTCGTATTAGAATCAATGATCTGCTTAATTACATCAGCGTCTATTTCCATAAACGGTTTTATGCCAGTAAGTATGCATAATTTTAGATGCTCTAGCTGATCAAACTCTGATTTAGTGAGACTTCTGGCGTTTTTCTTTTCAAAATGAGCTAACGCCATTGGTGTAACTAACTCGGAAATCTTCTTCTGTGCTTCGTATGCCCAGAGCGTTGCAGCTACGTTATCACTGCTTCTTGGTAGCACTCTTTTCTGCTTTCGTTTTTGCTCATCTCTAGCGTTAAATGGTCTACCGCCTTCTGGACTTTCAGGCTGCTGATTGTCTTCTTCTTGAGGAGGTCCCAGCTCAATACGCTCTGTTTGAGGGTTTTCTTCCTCTACTATTTCCTCTTCTGCAGGAGGCAAACCAAGGCTTTCCAAATACATGTCTTTATCTAGAACGTCTTTAGTCATGGCTAGTTTAGCCATATCCTGCTTGTGTTGAGGATTATGAAAAGGACCGGCTTTCTTCGGAGCGCCCGGATCGTTTGTTCTAGTTCTTTCTTCTCTTCTCACTCTAATCTTCTCAATAGTAGGTAGCTCTCTAAATCTTTCGAGCAGCGTTTCGTGAGATATAATATCTCTATCGGCAAGCTGTACAAGTAACTGTTTCTGCGCAGCTTCATCTGAAAGTATAATTGAGTCAAAGTGTATCTCAGCTGGGAATCTAAAGCCCATAGCCTTTTGCACTAACTTAATTTCATTCATCCAGAAGTCTTTAAGTTTTTCTCTACCGTATTCCAATCTTTC